AAAAGGCGGGCACTTGATCCGTGAACGCCTGATTGAGGATGCCGGCCCTGCCACTGGTCCAGTCATTGGACGTACTCAATGGTCGCCGAAAGCCCCTTGGTGGCCCGCTTTTGTACGGGACAAATCTGTGCGCATGGGGCCTGAAGAACTCCGTGCCGCCGTTGAAAAAGCTGCTACCGGCCAGCCTTTACGCGCCAAAGAAGTCCGCGCTATTCGCTGGCTGTTGGATGAATCCACCAGACAAGTAGAGCCTGAGCAATACGCTGAGGAATCTTACACCGAAGATCCTTCCTGGTTGACCGAGTCCCAGACACCGATAGCCCTGGAACCCGGCGAAGAACGCGAGACCTTGGACTTGATGCACAAAGGTCTGCAAATGGGTCTGGACGCTGATATACTTGAAGCTATCGTAGAACGTGCCGCGATACAGGAATTAAGCAATGACGACATCCTCCAACAGTTTGAAAATGCAGTCGCGCAGAAACGTGATCAAGAAGGCGCTGCGGTTGTTCCGCCAGCAACGGAAACACGGGTACCAGCCGAAACCGCGCCAGAAGTAGACCTCTTTGGGCAAGATACACGTAGCGCGCAAGCCCTTGCCGACCGTCAATCCGAAATAGACCGCAAACTCGGGAAAGACCGAGAAGCCGTACCCGCCGAATCCGCTGGAGACCTGTTTGATTCAGGTCGCGCCAAGCAAATCGATATTACGGAAGTTCCTGCTAGAATATCCCCCGCTAAACTGACTGAAAAAATTCAGTCGGAACAGGGGTATGTATATCACGCTACGAATGCTGATCGCCTGGATGAAATCGCCACAACCGGAGAGCTAACCCCACACAGGCCGGATTACGGAACAGATCAGTTAGCTTGGCCCGATGGTTCGACTAAAAAACGAAGTTACTTCAGTCGCAAGGCAGACATCGTATGGCAGTTTGCACCAGAAGACGGCAAGCCTGTAGTCATTAGAACGAAAGATGGAACTCATTTACAGACTGAAAGTACAGGAGATGTATTTTCTGGGAAACCAATCCCGTCGAGCGACCTTGAATATCTTGGTGAAGATGGGGCATGGCATCCTCTGGCAACAACGCAACAAGTTCTACCACGGCCTACCCAGGAACCGGATATCAATGCTTGGCGGAAAGACCGGTCCCCTGAATACCTGCAAGCCTACGATGCTTTCACACAGGTATCACGGGAACACGATGCAGTAACTGCGAAGTTTCGCAACAAGGAAGTAGGCTCCAAAGAGTTCCTGCTCTCCAAAGGCAGGCTCAATAAAGCCATGCAAGCCATGGATGAGGCAGAGCAGGCGGAAAAGAACGCGCCAGTACAATCTAAGCAAGTAGTACCGGATGGCCAACGTAGAGCCAAATGGAGGTCTCTCGGGAGAGATGTATCTATTGCATTACCATACAATGCCTCACGCTTCAAACCACAACCAAAAGATTTTATTGAGGCCGCAGGCAATCTTGGTATTACTCCAGCAGATGCTGCTACAGCATGGCGTATCTATGATGATAATCAGGGTGATATCGCTATCCCGAAGCGACGTAGTCCGCGTCCACTGATTACAGAGGCACAAAGAGAAGCATCTATAGCCGCTGCACTGTCAACTGCAGCCACTCAAAAGAAGCCTTGGCAGTTGACAAAAGGAGAGTGGATAAATGCTGCTAGGAATTCTTTTGTACATCAGAAAGGTAAGCGCCGTTTGTTCCTGTCCTGGGACAACGAAATGCACCAGATTAAAGATCAATCCAACGGGAAATTAACCAAGCCAGTAGATGAGGTATTAACTGATATCCATCGTGCCCTTGTGCAACAGCACATAGAACAACGCCGCCGCGACACGGTAGATGCGGAATCAGCCCCATATCCAGGTTTACGTGATATGGCAAAAGGCAGACTGGAGCGTCCGACCGAGTTTTATCCTACCGATGAAGTCCTCGCTGATTATCCTGAATTAAAGAAACCGGAACCGCCTACTGCCGCGCTTGTTGCTGAGAGCACACAAGCGCCTGCCGAGAAACCAGAGCGATACGCTGTAGGCAAGTCCCTCACTAAAGACCAACGTAACAAGGTTCTCAGTACCTTGGTAGATGTATACCAACTCAAAGGTGCGCCAACAGAATCAAAGGGTTTCGATCAGGAAGGTGCTGAAATATTCGGATATGTCTATTCCCCTGACCTATTTGAAAAATCGTCCATCACTGGCGCTGGGTTGCGGTACATTGTAACCCTCCCGGATGGGCGTATCGCACACCCGAGCGAATTATTCCCGGACTACACCCAGTCAGATATTGATCGCGTCATGGCTGAGAGAAAGTACGCTGAACAGCAAGCGAAATTGGGAAGAGAAGATCGGATCCGCATACTCAACAATCGAAAAGCTGGTGATATGAACACCGCGAATAGTATTTTCTGGAAACAGAATGCGGCTGTGGTCGATAAGATAAAACCAGAAGATACCTCCCTACTCACGGATGGGAAGCAGTATATCCGTGTGCTCAAACAGACGGCGGATAAAGACCTCACGATCCTTGGTGGAGAATGGGCAATCAATGCGCCCGTAACACCGGAACCAGGAGAGAGTAGCGTTGCGCCTACTCAGGACGGCGGATTGTTGGGCGGTTTAACGTTGTCTGAGGGGCTAAGGGCAGTCGAATTAAACAAAATAGTCGATAGCGGCGAGCAACTTACTCCAGACGAAACGGAGGAATTAAGACTTCTGAAAGAGAAGTACAATTCCAAACCAGAGCCATCCCCAGACCCCATGACCGCCGCCGCTACCAAGATGTCGGAAGCAGCGGATAAGCTGACGGCTGCGGCAGAGAAGCTGTCGAATGTGCAGGCGGCCAAGGAAACAGCAGAGGCTAAACCAAGCACTCCGATCACAAAGCATCTGGATGTCATGAGCCGCCTATCCAATAGGCAGGTAACGATTGACGAGTTCAAGCAGTCTTTTTCTGATCTGATATCGGCAGACCGCGCAACAATCATCGAACAACTTTCTGACTACAAGAAAGCCGAGTTGTTGGAGATGGGTGGATGGGGCTTCACCAATCGTTATAAATCCGAGAAAAAGGACCGGATCGCCGACAGTCTGTACGTGAATTTTATCGAGGATTATGTGATCGATGGCAACGGTATTTCCTTCATGCTGGGGAGTGGTGATTACACGCAGAAGGTTATACAAGCTGTATCCACCAAGGTGGACGCCTACACGCAGCAGGATCTGGATGATTACGCAGCGAAGTACGCCAAGGGCAAAGAAGAACGCCAAGCGGCTATGGAAGAAGCCAAGGCAGGAATGGAGAACCCACAGACCACCGAGGATTACCGCAGGATAATCAATGCTCTTGCCAAAGAGAAAGACATCAAGACGTTTGCCGAAGCCAGGAAGTTACTGCCCTTGGAGCAGCGGATCCACTTCGATGAATTGGTAGCGCAGGAAACTCGTGAAAAGCGTACCGCCAATCAGTCCGATAAAAAGACGGGAATCAGAACGTCTGCACAGAAAGTATCTGGCGGGATTATCGAGACCAAGCATACCAAGAAAGGCCATGATTTGTTTGTGGTGCAACTCTCGGATCGGGTCTCCCGGGAGGATTACAATGCCCTCAATACTTCAGCGAAGCGCATGGGCGGGTATTATTCCTCTTTCCGTGGTGGTGACGCTATCCCAGGGTTCCAATTTACTGAACGCCCACAGGCGGAAGCCTTCCAGAAGTTGGTCGCAGGCGACACTACGGAAGCGGAAAAGATAGCCGATGAACGCCGATCCGCTTTTGATGACAACCGGGCGCAGACCTCAGTGGAGCGGTTGCGCTCTATGGCGGATGCCCTGGATGAGAAAGCCGATAATTCCCTTTTAGCAAGCCGCCAAACCAATACCGCCAGACGTGCGGCAATGGCATCCAGGGCAGAATCCTCAGCGAACCAGGACAAAGCTATGGCGCAGACCATGCGCAATATTGCCGATGGTATTGAAAGCGGGAACTTGAAGTATCTTGACCAGGTGCGCCAAAAGACTCAGGTGGAGATGCTGAACAGTATCATTGGCTCTGCTCATTACGATGAATTGAGGGAGACCTACAAGGATTACTCCGAGTATGAGAAAAACAAGGATCGTCCGCCGACCAACAACACCGTGGAATATGCCAAGTTTCCGAGTTACACCGCCTGGCGCGGAGACCTTGCCAAGCTGGGCCGACAACTGGTCGAGATGGACGGCTATAAGCAACTCGGGACCAAGCTGTTAAAACTGGCGGATGATGTATCGAGGGAATACGAGACATTCGCCAAGGATAACTTGCAGAAAGTTTCTACCTTCGCCAAGCAGGACGGTGGTGCGGCGATTTTCACTACGCAAGACAAGGCCATGGAGGCTATTGCCCGATCCGGTTTCCGTGGTACCGCCATTCCTTTGCAGATCAAGCGTGGCCAGTACATGATCGTACTCAGTCCAGCGGAATCCACCAAGAAAGGGATCTGGCCAGGGGCAGAGGACAAGCAAATTACCCTGCCAACGGATCTTGGCGAGCAGTTGCTGGAGAAGGCTTCCCGGGCGAACAGGCAAAGGGTCAAGGTGGATATCCCGTGGCAACTGGAGTCAGCGCACGAGAAACGTACCCGCCTTAAAGGGATGAACATCGAGACTCCAGCAGAGTTCCGGTCTGCTTTGCGTGAATATGTCTCTATCCGTAATGCACCCAAAGAGCCGGACAGAATCAAGGCCATGGAACGCGCCATGGTTGGTCGATCGAAAGACGGGATGGACTTCTTCCCGACGCCAGAGAGCATTGCCAATGAAATGGTAGATACCGCCGACATTAAGGAAGGGATGGCCGTGCTGGAGCCTTCCGCTGGCATGGGTCACATTGCGGATGCGATCAGGGGTCAAGGCATTGAGCCTGATGTGATCGAGTTATCCAGTAGCCGCAGGGAGTTGCTGGAAGCCAAGGGGTACAACGTGGTTGGTAATAACTTCCTGGAGTTCACTGGCCAGTACGATAGGATCTTAATGAACCCTCCTTTCTCTGATCGGAGAGACGCGGCGCATATTCGACATGCTTATTTCCTACTCAAGCCGGGCGGGCGACTGGTTACAATCGCTGGAGAGGGCGTATTTTTCGGCAGTGACAAGAATGCACAGGAGTTCCGTGATTGGCTGGAGAGTGTTGGCGCCACCGATGAGAAATTAGCAGAAGGCGCCTTCATGGACAAGGATCTTCCTGTGAATACAGGCGTCAATGCCAGGATGATCGTAATTGAAAAGCCCGATCAAGGCGTGGCGATGTTCTCGCTTGATTTGTCGCGCTTAGACGACAAGGCGACCTTATTCACCAAAGCCCAAGCCGAGGCCGCCATTGCCCAAGCCAGAAAGGGTGTCTCCGACACCCTGGGCCTGCAAATCAATGTCATTGAATCTGCTGGAATACCCACTGAAGTTAAAGCCCAGATACCGGCCGGCAAGATACCCAAAGGCTTTGTCTATCAAGGCCAGGTCTATCTGGTGGCGGATGCCATGAATAACGCCAGGGATGCGCAAGTTCAGTTCGCCCACGAGGTTATCGGACATGTCGGCATGGAAGCCATCATGGGGACGGAACGCTGGCAGGCTTTGTTGCAACGCTTCACTGGACTCAAGAAGATTGGCGGTAAGGAGTTCCAGTCCCTCCTGGAAGAGGTCCACAGCCGCTATGCCGATCGGAAAGGGAATATCGACCCTGTAAAGGAGATGAAGGAATTCATCGCTCTGGCGGAAGAATCCCGGGAGCAGGCCGGGGCTGTGGCTACTTTCTTACGCCAAGTCCGTGAGTTCCTGGCGAAAGCCCTCCGTGCCCTGGGCTTCAAGCAGCCGTTCTCCATGACGCAAATTCATGAGCTATTGTCGTCATCCGAGCAATACTTGAAACAAGGAGAGAGACAGGCACAGCCAGAGATGGCACCGGCTTTTTCGCAAGGCAATATCAGAGATACGCAACGTGCAGAGCAAGCGGCGTTCGATGCCGCAAATAAGGAATTACGGCGAGGCAGCGAGTTTGATGTCGAGGAAGAGATCCGTTCTATCGAAACAAGTGGCAGCATTGACTTATCTGATCTGGCAGAAAATCCAGAATTCTGGAACGCAGAGGACGAAGATTTCACCGACGCAGGAAGAGACGAAGCAATACGCCGAACGAGAGAGATGGCAGAGCAGCGTGTTGGTTACGCCCCCGTTACATCACTGGATGAATTGAACGGTAAAAATCAATCAGTACAGGCCGAGGCTTTCCATGCCTATGCGGATGGTCTTGGCCTCAATTCAAAGAAAAGCTTCTCTGCTGGCGGAAGCCGGTATGTTGAAATCTCTTTCTCTGATGGAAAGACGGTAAAGTACCGGTTCGCAAATCATTACAATACTGTTCGCGACACAGGGATGCAGCCGGATGTGAATGTTGCGCCTGGCGGGGTGGATTTTACAGATGCGATAGATTCACTGCTTAACCAATCAACCTCTTTCTCCAACAGTGAACGCAACACCACCTTCTATTCCCAACTCCTGAAGACCATCCAGGAAGCGACTCAAGCCAAAGCCACTCCGCAGCAATGGGAAGCGTTATTCCAGAAGTCTGGTGTAAAGCAGGAAGAGATTGATTGGCTGGATGTAAAAGGTTTCTTCTCCGGTAAGCCGACTGTCTCAAAGAGCGATCTAGCCGAGTACGTGGCCGCGCACCAGGTGGAAGTGAAGGAGGGAGTGAAACAAGATACTGGTGATTGGGTTGTGTACGACGGCGAAGCAAATCAATACTTTGCTTCCAGGCAGCAGGCCGAGGAATACGCACGAGAGCAGGGGATAGATATCACGAGTGACTCTGTATTTGTGTCGCCCGATACGAAAGAGACCCACTTCGCCCAATACCAACTTCCGGGCGGATCCAATTACAGGGAGGTGTTGCTGACGTTGCCAAAACGTGAAGCAAAATCAATGGTTGATGTAATCAAAGGGAATTATGCGAATTTCCAATCATCCCACTTCGATGAACCAAATATTTTGAGTCATGTAAGATTTAACGAAAGGGTTGATTCAGAAAATAATAAAGTTCTCTTCATAGAAGAGTTGCAAAGTGACTGGAGCGCAGCTGGCAGGAAAAAAGGATTTACCCCAGCAGATCATGTTGGTGAATTTACCGACGCACAAAGGGAAGAGGCGAACCAGTATTACGATATTCGTCCAGAGGTCTGGGAAAAACTGTCCATCGAAGCGCGTGATTCTTATGTGCTGGAGATGAGGGAGACCCAAGGCAAACGTGCCGTACCAAGAGCCCCATTCGTCACCAAGACCCAAACTTGGGCACTTTTGGCAATGAAGCAAATGATACGCTACGCCGCTGAAAACGGATTTGAAAGAATCGCATGGACCACAGGAACTCAACAGATAGAACGTTATTGGGGAAACCAGACAATATCAGACGCTGTTGACAGGTTTAAGAAAGTTACCGAGCCACAAAGCGTTCGGGAACTCTCGCAGAATATCTTTGGCGCAGAAATGTCGGCCTTGATGCCTTTCGATATTGTGGATGGTGGTATGTTGGGATCGCTTAACAACGATAAGGTTAAGAGGATCGTTGTTTCCGATCTTCCCGTCGATGTGGTGAACATTCTCAGAGATAAGCAGCTTTCTGCCAATCAGATTTTCAGTGATCCTGAGATGGTCACGGCGCGTCTTTCCGTTGATGGTCGTCGCAGGGTGGCTGATGGCATTCTCAGTTCTATGCGCGACACCGGCGCAACGATAAGAACAAAACTTAGCGACCTTCACCTTGGAGGGGGGGAGATACTTCTTTTCCCCGCATTGAGGGCAAGTGATCTCAATTCTAGTGAAGTTGCTGGCATTATAGCTCCGAGCGCCATCTTTCATCTTGGGCCCAGTATTAGCCCACAAGAAGCTGCTGCGGCAGGAGCGACCGCAAAATCTCTTTCTCATGAGGAGAGAAGGTTTTTTGGCGAAAAGTTCAGTCCCGCAAAATTCGCAGAATTTTTGAATGCTCATGCAGAGATTATACACGGTCAAGCAGGGCTTTTAAAGCACGGTTTTGAGGCCCCTCCACATGAAGGCATGAAAGCCTTCTACGACACCATGCTCCCGAACATCGTGAATAAATATGTGAAGAAGTGGGGGGCGAAGGTTGGTCCCGCCAAAATCAGCGGGGCTAAGGTTGAGATCACAAAGCAATCAAGTGGAAAATATCATGTTGCTACTGATAGTGAAGTGCTTGGTGTTTTTGATTCCTTGCAGGAAGCAGAGTCCGCAGCCGGGAAGTCTACAGTTCCATCCTTCGACATCACCCCCTCTATGCGCTCTTCCGTGCTTCAGGGCCAGCCATTGTTCTCCCAAATCAAGCAAACCGACTCACCTGCTTTCAAGGCATGGTTTAAGGATTCCGTCGTTACCGTAGATGGTAAGCCAGGGAGTGAACCGCTTACCGTTTATCATGGCACATACGCTGAAGATATCACAGAATTTGACCCTGATTTAGCTGGGCAGTCTGGATTTGGTAGCGCTGCCGGTGGTATGGAATTTACTTCTTCTCAGTATGTTGCATCACATTACGCTGGGGCGAGCGAGCAGTATATAAACCTTGGTTATGAAGCGGGCAATGTAATGCCTGTATTTTTGAAAATACAAAAGCCTTTCGTTGTGACGGCAGATATGCACGAAGGACAATTTGAGGTTGCCCATAGGTACGGTAATGAGATTAAACATCTAATAGAGGGGGAATTAACTATAGATGATTTGAGAGAATATGGAACAGATTCTAATCTGGTTAATGTCAATTTATTAATTGACGCTTGGGATAAACAAGGCGGCATTGATGGGATTATTATTGAAGATGCTTCATGGGACGCAGACGATAGTGATCTCAATACTCAATATATCGCCTTCCGCCCAGAGCAAATTAAGAGCGCCACCGGTAATCGCGGCACCTTCTCCCCCACGGATCCAGATATCCTGTTCTCACTCGCAGATCGCGATCCGCCGTATGTGAGACGGTTGAAAGGAGAACAGGCCCAGATTGAAGAAGAATTGCTGCCGGCAGACGCGATGAGCAAACTCGGTCTGTCCGAAACACAAGGCAACTCCCTGAAAGATAAAATCAGTAATCTGACCTATGCGGACCTCAAGTCAAACACAAATACCTATGCCAAGCGTGCCTACGAGGGCATCTTTGATGGCTTGATTGGGATCTTTCGAGCCGAGGAAGAAGTTGGCGGGGTTGCCCCAGAGAAGAGCGGGTACATTGGTGCGAGAATGTCCACCAGCGTATCTGACTTGATGACGGCCGTATTAAAGTACGGGGCCCCAGAATGGCGTGACGGCGGGATCCAACACAAGGAAGGCACGATTGGCTTGATGGATATCGTCCAAGACCTGGGGGCTGATTTACCGGCTTGGCTGGGATGGATGGCCGGCAACCGGGCAAAGCTCCTGAAGGGGCAGGGCCGGGAGCAGAATCTGACGGATACGGATATTCAATGGTTGCTGGACCAGTCCCAGGGTAAGGAAGATAAGTTCCAGACCGCCAAGCAGGAATACAACAAGCTCAACCAGTCGATGCTGGACTTTGCCGAAGTCGCTGGTGAGATTGACCCGGGGTCCCGAAAGAAATGGGAATCGGATTGGTATGTCCCGTTCTATCGCGCCACTGAAGAAGATGTTTTGTTGGCGCCGCATACCAAGCGCGGGCTCTCTCACCAGTCCGCCGGCATCAAGGCGTTGCGTGGTGGGAAGTTACCGACCAATAACCTGCTTGAGAACATCCTGACGAACTGGGTCAAATTGACAGATAGCGCCACCAAGAATATGGCCCTGTTGAAAACCGTGGATAATCTGAAAGACACCCGGTTCCTCACGGATGAAACCATGAAGTACAAGCAAGTCATCGTACCGAAATCCGAGATTGTGAAGCGCATCAAGGCAGATCGTGTTTACACGGAAATGGTTGCGGACATGCTGGGGATAATGCAGACGGATGCCTTATTGCCGTCAGCCTTGGAAGTCAAGGTTTTGCATGAGTTGGCTACGCTGGACAGAAGTGGTTTTGAAAAACTGTGGTCTATCGTGGCACCCACGGATAAAGACGTGATCCGGGTCATGCGTGGTGGCAAATATGAATACTACCGAGTCCATGATGCCGCTCTCCTGCGAGCCGTGTCACACCTTGGCTTCACTGGATTCAATGATCCAGTCACCAAGTCTATGCGCTGGTTCAAACGACTCTTGACCACTGGCGTCACCACTTCCCCTGACTTCATGTTCCGCAACTTTGTCCGGGATGCAGCGCATGCCTGGGCGATCAACAAAGACGGATTCACGTTCGGAAAGGATTCGATAACCGGGCTCACCGCGGCCTTGCGTGAAGATGAGGATTTCCGGGCCTTGATGTTTGAGATGGGATCCTTCCAAGGTGGGTATGTGCATGGCACAGATCCGGAGGCCAATGCCCAAATCATTCAGCGAACTCTGCAAGCCAAAGGACTCCAGGGCGCGGGATTGGATCTACATATGCGTTCCATCCTAAATACCCCGAAAAAGCTCTGGGATGCCGTCGAATTTGGTTGGCAGAAGTATCGAGGACTGGGCGACAAGATCGAAAATTCCAACAGACTGGCCACCTACAAGCGGGCACTGGAAGCCGGGAAACACCCCGTCCAAGCCGCCTTTGAAGCGAAAGACCAGATGGACTATAACCGTCGCGGCAACTGGCAGGCTTTGATGTGGTTCACCGATGTAGTGCCGTTCCTGAATGCCAGACTCCAGGGCACGGAAAAACTCTATCGTGCCGCCAAACAGGAAGGCAAACTGTCCCGTGTGTTCGCTATTAAATTCGCCAAAATTGCCACGTTCTCAGTGATACTGACCATGCTGAATGATGATGATGACGATTACAAAGAATTACCAGACTGGGAGAAAGATGCTTACTGGCACTTCTGGATCGCTGATCAACATTTTCGGATCCCGAAACCCTTTGAAATCGGGATCCTGGCCGGCACCATCCCGGAGCGCATGTACCATGCCTGGGTGACGGGCTCCCAGCCGAATGAGAAATTACTCTGGTCGCTCAAGCATAACCTGTTCCAGACCTTGAATTTCAATCCTGTCCCGCAAATCGCGGTACCTGCTATTGAAGTCTGGGGCAACCGGTCGTTCTACTTCGACACGCCTATTGAGGGCATGGCCGATCAGAATAAGTTACCAGAGGCACGGTTTAACGAGCGCACCACCGAGATCGCCAAGGGTTTCGGGGCCTGGCTGGGGGTATCGCCAAAGCAACTTGAACACCTATGGGAAGGGTATACAGGAACCATGGGGGCGTATATTCTGGCTGCGGCTGATATGGCGGCTAGACGTATGCTAGACGCCCCTGGGCGGGCCTCTATGGAGCCAAGCCAAGTCATCGGCTTGAAAAGCTTCTACCGAGGCAGTGGGCCTGTCTACAGCACACAATACGAAACCGACCTGTACGATGCACTGGAAGAGGTCAACCAAATCTATTCCACCATTACCGCCTACCAACGTGATGGGCTCATTGATCAGTCCAAGACAATGAGGTTAGCAGGGAAGGAAAAATTGAAGTACCGGGCTCGACTCAGACATGCCAGCGAACGGATCAACATATTACGGAAACAGATAGCCCAGACGCAACGCAGCAGGATCCTGTCTCCAGACTCTAAGCGGGAGAAGATTGACCAGTTATTGACCAAGAAAAACGAGATCGCTAAGCGTACCGCGGAATCAGTAGAGGAGGCTTTTTAACAAACCGATCCCTGTTACCAGAAAGGTGAAGCAAATCAGCGTGGTAAAAAATCTATCAACCGACATCACGTCTTGGCTCTGTTTGATTGAGTAACAAATTGCTGTTGCCGGGAATACTGTTAAAAACATCCAACCTTCCTTGAATAACCAAAGCATGATTCCAAATAGGATGCCGATGAAGATACCTTGCATCAATCAAGTATAACTCAGTTTGGCAACTATGGTCATCCCCACCCCACGGCTTTATGTCCCCTCCCCTGCATACACTCCAAAACTATCCCCTGTTTTTTCGCCTTGGCGCTGAAAATCCCGTCCTTTACCCCATTACTCGCCCCGAACGCGGCCAGCACTCCAGTCGTCAATCCGGTATCAATCGCCCCGATCACTCCCATCCCAGGCACCACAATAGACAACATCGACTGGAAGACCAGGCCAAATATTGCTGATTTAGCCGTATTTGCGGCGGTGTGGGTAACGATTTCCCTGGTGGCAGAGTATTGGCTTGCCAGAATTTCGCAGTCTCTCAGGTCTTCCTGGTAGGCTGGGGAGGGTATCCCGTCCAGTATCAGTTGATTGGCGCAGCCGGTTAACAGCAGGCACAGGAGTAGTGTTTGCTTCATTTCGGCACCTTACGCCCTTCCAAGGCTTGAATTGTCTGGTTCAGGAGGATCAGTTTATCCCTGGCTGTCTCAATATCCTCCAGCACTTTAAGTATCGAGACAGGCAAGCCGTTGAGATGGTACATCAGCCCGCGCCCGTCTACCGTCAATCGTGCCGGGTGCGTCCTAACCACTTCCGCGCTCAGTTCTTTCAATGCTTCCAATTCACTCGTTTTCATTGTTCCTCCTCAATAGATAATTCCTGATGGCACTTGAAGCAAGTTTTCGATTCCATGTTCAGATAACAACATTCCTAGAATGGAAATACCACTAAAAACGAACGGAATGTCATCTTCCACAAAATCATCTGTTACGTGATTCGCCTGCGGTTTCTGCTCAGGTTTCTTCACGTCCTCATCCTTGCCTTGCGGTTTCCACGTATTAATCTCCGCGTACCACTTCCCGTCTTTTGATACTTTCACGTCCAGGTTAATCCATCCCTCAGACTGGCTTGCTAGATATGCCGCTACCTCAGCCCGTTTCAACGAGATTTTGCACTTCACATAATCCGGCGCTTTCTCGTGCGGCGGCTTGACGTACAGGCCGGGAATGAATTGTTTGTCAGTCATAGCATCCATACTCAATCCTGACATGGGCTATCTTGCCGTCGCGGATGGTTTCGGTAACAATCTCTGCTAAGTCTTCCGCGAACTCAAGGTGGTAAATCAAAGCCTCAATCGTCTCCTTCTCCACCTTCGCCCGGTGTGACTTTTTGGCAACGCGGGCTTCCTCGGCTTTCCGCTCTTTCTCAGCCTTAAACTCATTCTCAGCCTGTTCTCTGGCAAATTGCGCCATTTTCTGTTGCTCTGCCCGCGCGACAGCCTCAACTTGCTCCTGTTTTGCCCTTTCCTGGGCCGCTATGGCCTCGCGTTCCGCCGTTTCCTTGGCAGCCTTGGCTTGGGCTTCCGCTGCCTTAATTCGTTCCTCAGCGCGTTCCTGGGCAATTTTTGCCTGTTCGGCCTGTTCTTTGGCCTTAGCTTCTGCCTTGGCGGTGGCTTCCTGGCGGATCTGCTCTTCCCGGTTGGCACGGTCCCGGTCAGCGGCCTCTTTGCGTAACCGCTCCAGTTCGATCTGTTCCTGCTCAGCTTTGAGACGTTCAGCCAACAAGGTATTCAGCCGCTTCACGACCTCAACCTGCGCCAGAGTCCCGTCAGCCTTGCGATGCTCAAAGGTGTCGTCAACCTCTATTTTGGCGAGGATTGATAATCGCCTGTTGACCTCGGCAGAATCAGGAGTAAATGGCATTGAGGTAAGGTCGTCTTGGAAGAGTGCCAGGAGCCTTATTTCATCCACCCTGGCTTGTAATCCTTCCTCATGCGCCGCAATCTTAGCTTCATGGGTTTCGATCTGGGATTTGATTTTGTCCTGCACCGCTAGCAGATCGTCCTTGATCCGTTTCCGCTCACCGTCCAGTAAATCAACCTTTTCCTTCAGTGGCGCTTTTAATGCCTTATGCGCTTCATCAAGACGGGAGATGACTTTCCCGATTGAGAAACGGTCAGAGCGGGCTTTCTTTTCCTGCTCAGGCACGGTGAGATCATATACGATTCCATCGTACCTGATTTTGAACTCTGCCAGTTTCCCGGCAAACTCATCAAACTCGATAATGGCGGTCTTGGGTACTTGCTGGGTCTGTGCGCTCATACGTCATCCTCCGTTTTCCTGTATTCATCCTCTTCCAATTGCCGCCGCCTTTGTTCTTGTAGGTATGCCTCGCGGCTATGTTCGTCTTCCTCATGCTTACGTTGTTCTTCTTGTCTCCGTTCTTCCTGGCGCTTTTGTTCATCGAACGCCTCTGTGTAGGCCCGTTGAGTATCGCTGCCGTGGCGGTCGTACATATCTCGATCCGGCCTTTGCCTTAATTGATAGTCACGTTCCGCCTTCCGTGCTGCGTCTTTTTCGTTAGAGTATCTCATACTGCCCTCCGCGTTAATTTTAATTTAGCCAGCCTGGACTGCATCTCTCGCAGGAATCTGGCTATATTCATCTCCAGCTTCGAGATATAAGCATCATCTCTTTTGATCGTTCGCAGGAATTGATTCTCACCGAAGTTCTCGTTGTATATCAGTAAATCCCATTCCTTCAGCCCAGTGCAGAACATGCCGCCTTGGATCTGCGGGATATGTTCGGTCGGGACTTTACCGCTCTCCATAATATCGACCATCGTGGAGAACGTGACTGATTTGATTTCGAGTCCCTTGACCGGGACACCATCGACGATTACCAGTCCATCGGGAGAACAGCCAACGTCACGCCGTTCGTCTCTGAATATGAAGGCGACTTCCCGAACCTCCTGATCAACTGTGACCGCGTACCAGTTCCGTGCGTCTGGTTCGATCTCTGTGCCGTTCTTCATCGCGGTGGACTGGAATGTCTCGCGCCTTTTCCCGGATACGATCTCTTCCATCAGGTCTTTCATATATCGGTCGGCAGACTTGCTGTATTCACCTGTGGACGGTGTACAGATATCGCTGAATTTGCTTGCCGAAGGAATCCCGAGTTTTAAGGCAAACCATTCCTCGGTCCCCTGCTTGATATTATCGACAATAATCATTTCGCCCCCCTTCTCTTCCGCGCCGCTTCGCATTTGTCGAGTGCCATTTGATACTTGCTTACCGGCAACTCAGCCAAGGACTCCACTTTCAGCCAGGCAAGGAATGATTTTTTGTTGTTTATGTTATCTTCCATCATGGTGTGGAGATCCGCGGCCTGCTTTTCAGTGATGACTTCCACTAGTGGCGTCTGTGAATCGTCATCTTCTTTATCTTGCTCAGTCGCTAACCCCAGGCCCATACTCAAGGTCTGGCGCTTGGCATAATTGACCGACATCTGGATCAACTGTGACGGAGAAACCTTTCCCTCCAGCCTCATATCAGGCATGGCCGGGAAAGGGTATTGTTCTGTATGCCCTTCCTCGTGCTTGATGGTGCAGGTTACGTTAATCCAAAGCACCCCTTTATCTCCCATGACCGGGGCATCCTGGCGGTGATCGAAGGTCAGCCCGCACTGCTCCATCCATGGGGTGACTGCCGCCACGAGGGCCGGGTAATCCGCGTATGAGAATAAGGTGTTCCCGGCTGTCTTCCCGGTTCTGTTATGTTTTACGTTCTTTTTCAGTCCATTGAATTTTGACATAGCCTTATGATAGGCTGCTTTTGCTAAGTCGGCGCGGTACTCACGCTCAAGTTCCATAAACTTTTGCAGCTTGTCAACATCGAGATTCCTTTCCACCGCCAGCCTCAACAGGCCGGATGGCGAGTTGTCTACCGGCACGAGACTATTATATGTTGGCGCTACCTGTAATGGCGCGATTGTCAGTTCTTCACCCATGCTATTCTTCTTTGTCATGGTCGGCCACCTCCTCGATTTTATAAAAAGCTTCGCGTATGTTGCTTCGCCTAGTCTGTACCTGGATAAGAATCTCCCTCACTTTCCTCCCCAGCTCTGCATCTCGCGCAGCCTGCCCGTACAGATCACGATCCTCGCGGGGGAAATTCCGCCTCACGTCTTTATCAAAGAATTGTTTCTCACCCCATAGTTCTATTCTGCCGCCCTTCTCCAACAACTCCTTGTTCCTAGCCCTTCCCAGCAACTCCTTGTTCCGACTCACCGCGTCGGCCTGTATTGCGATTAAATCGGATGCTAATTGTTTGTAGTCAATCATGTTTCCTCCTTACCTTCTATTTGCCTCTGCTGTTTGCAAATCAGCAACGCTTGAAACATCGTGATGGGCGCAATCTTTTATCAGAGTGTCATAGCCGTGGATTTCCTGTACACGTTCTCCTGGGCGGTAATCTCTGGTTTGTAACGTCATCACGGTTCCGTCGGAGAATACAATACATCCAGCTTCTTCTGCCCAATTCCTGAGTTTCTTGAATGCGCCATTATGCACCGTCCGATGGACTATCCGCCTTTGCCCAGAGTAGCCAGACCACTCACCCTCAATAATGAACCGTCTTGCTCTCATGGTTCCTCCTGTTCATATCTCTTTGCCGTTTATGCCCGCGAGGTAAAGTCGTTCATTGCAGTGGTAAAACTGCAAGCTGATTCCATCCTGACGGGTTTGTTCAACGAGGTGGGCACCTCCGCATATACTGCAAGCAATGGTTTCACCAAGCTCCGGCTTAGCCGCCAGCTCTTTGCTGCTGATAGCAAAATAAGGGATTTTATTCATCCTGTTCGTATTCCTCTTGCGCCACTCGCTCGGCTACTAGGGCCGCATATTTATCGTAGACCTTCTCGACCGGGTGCCTTTTCTCCACCATGATTTCATACAAGCAGTCAATCTTCTCATACGGCTCCATTGCGTGAAATAGTCGATCCCGGTCACAATATTCTTTCCACAGTCTCTCTATCTGCGGCTCAACATACATCGCCCACCGCGTATCAGCGGCCATTTCCTCGGGTGTTTCGTCCATTGGGTCACGGGGCATTTAGTGCGCCTCCGCCTCGGCTCAAGTGTAGTGGTCCTTATCGCTCAAGGAGACCTTCACCGTCAGCCGATACTGGTTGTCTATCGACGCCGCCAAGCCGTCAACGAATGACCGCGCTACAGCATTGCGGCTTTTTGTTAATTGCCGCTTTACCGCTTCCGTGATAGCCGGTTTTTGTTCGTCAACAAATTCTTTCAGCGCCTGCTTTGCGCAGTCCATGATCGCTTCACGACAAAACCATTGTATGAAGGGGAGGCCCGAAGAGAAGCCTGATGAATTTCCTTTATGATCGACCTTTATGTTCAAGGCCGCCTCGATAATTTTATCGAGCATAATGGCAGATCCGCCGAACGCCTCAATTATTGCGGCGTGTATCTTTTCTCGAATGATAGGTTCAATTAATTCTTTGCTGATACTTAAATTTAGATCGCTCATGATTTGTACCTCCGTCTCATAATATAGTACAATCTTTCCTTGTTGTATACAATCTTTCCTTGTATTTATTTCCATGGCGTCTATAATAACTGGAACCAGGAGAAAATATGCAAGCAAATCCCCTACAGAGGGCCATTAATCTGATCGGGATGCCAAAGATAGCGTTCATCTGCGGCGTCTCCTACCAGGCCGTACAGTCCTGGCTAAAACGCGGCCTTCCGTCTACCGAGTGGACCGGGGAAACGTTTTACGCCGAAAAAATCCAGTTCGAGACTTTAGGTAAGGTGTCCAGGAAGTCACTCCTAGACTGGAGTCTGTGGCAGAGAAAGAAGAAATGATCCACCTCTACACCGCTTCATACCAGCCAGCGATTAAATTCACTGTAGATGACGACGGCTACTCTGAAGTATTCACCACCCCCGGCAATCGTCTTATTTGCACAGTCTGCTGCCGTAAGCGCCGACCTGCCAAGAATCTCCTGGCCCAAGTATTTTATGATAACGTGCGCTTCTCATGCGCCCAGGGGGAGGGCTGCAAGGATCCGAAAGTGATCGCGGCGAAACGGAAACTTGAGTTTGAGAATCGTAGCAAGGGGCAGAAAGCCAGATGGAGGAAGGCGTGTTGAAGAAATACATTCTTGTAGACCGGATCCCAGTTCCCGAGCCTGATCTGATAAAGTGGGGTCAATGGTTTGAAACGGCAGCTAGAGTTGTGCGCCAAGAAACATTCGATGGCGTCACGGTTTCCACGGTGTTTTTGTCTCTTGATCATAATTTCAGCCACGGTAAACCATTATTATTTGAGACAATGGTATTTGGCGGAGTCCACGATCAAGATCAGGAACGCTGTTCAACCTGGGAGGAGGCCGAAGCTATGCACGAGGCGATAAAGGCGAAAGTTAAGGCGGGCCTATGAAACTCACCGCCGCCGCTTTCTTTATTATCGGCTGGATTTGCGATCATGGTTGACTTACCTGGTATGGTAAACTATGCTCTTAGCTACCGATGGGACAAGCGCCAGCCTTCTGATGCTGATACCATCGGATTACCATCGGTAGCTTTTTAACTCGTATCAGGAGTTTCGTAAATGAAAAACTGGATTGTCGTTTCTTGGAAGAACTTTATTCTCCCCCCAAAATCCGCTGTATATGCTGTATATATTGGTGGGAAACTAACATACATCGGACAATCAGTAGATATCCGTAATAGGTTCTATGAACACAATATCAGATATGGATATGCAAAAAATATCATCACTCCGTGGGGCGATTACCCAGATGATTCAACCATAACAATCAAGTACAGTTTATCAAAAAAATATGGTGACTGGGCCATGCGTGAGTTACGGTTAATCAGGAGATTAAGGCCACCCCTCAATAAATCAGGGAAAGGGCGAAAGTCCTTAATAAAAAATTCCTATGGAAGAGAATAACATGGCAAAATGTGATGTTTGGATGCCACTGTATATTGGTGATTATTTGTCCAATACTTCCAGATTAACCACCGAACAACATGGTGCGTATATGTTGCTTATTATGGATTATTGGGTAAATGGGAGAATACCTGACGATGACCAGTCATTAGCAAATATCACTCGTTTACCAATGGATAGATGGCTTGGTATAAAGAGTGCAATATCAAAATATTTTACTATCTCAAATGGGGAATGGGTACAGGAACGCATTGAAGCAGAAAAAGAAAAGGCAGAATACCTATCAAAAGTGAGGGCTGTAGCTGGCAGCAAAGGGGGTAGCAAAACTCAAGCAAACATAACAGCAAATATCAATCATAGCTTAACACCTTCACCTTCACCTTCACCTTCAGAATTACCTTCAGAAGAGAGCGTTGCGGGCAAGCCGCCCCCTAGACCTAAGTTTCAAAAACCTTCAAAGCGTAAAAAATTGTCAAATAATGTCATTGACAGTCAATTACAATCAGCAATGTCAACACATACAGATACAGATACAGATACAAAAAAAGATATTGGTCATTTTGACCTATTCTGGTCTTTATATCCTCGAAAGGTAAAAAGAAAGGAGTCTCAGAAAGTTTGGTCATCGCGTAAACTTGATAGCCACGTTGAGACCATCACTGCGGACATCAAAAACAGAATCAAGAACCACAAACAATGGGTTGAGGGATTTATTCCCCACCCAACGACCTACCTACGTGGAGAATTATGGAATGACGCCATTGAGCCAGCAGGAAGGCAGGCTGTAGATCCATTCAAGGGGGCGCAATGACGATTGACGAATTCCTCTCAAGACTGGAGAAAGTAAAGTGGAACGGAACTGATGGGATGGCCTCCTGTCCAGGACATGATGACAAAAACCCCTCCTTGACTATCAAATTGGCCCCAGACGGTAAAATCATCCTCCACTGTTTTGCGGGATGTTCAGTGTTCGATATTTGCTCTGCCTTGGAGTTGGATATCACGGATCTCTTTCCAGATAAGATTGAAACTTACGAACCTCACAAACGCACCTACTTCAACCCAGTCCATGTGTTCAACGCCCTCTATCGTGATCTGGTGTGGCTGGAGATGTGCGCCAAGCACATTGCCGACTATGGGGCTCTATGCCCAGAAAACCAGGAAAGGCTGCAAGGGGTATCCCAGCGGTTCCACGAAGCCCACGAGCATATCAATCAGCGATGAGCGTACAAGGCCTGAACCGCTCGGCGGATATTGGGGACAAGATGCTGCAAGTCATGGTGGATGAATCAGAGATCAACTTCGAAAAGTATCTTGACCCAATACCAGAAGCCGAACGAGTGAAACCGGCCCAGAGTTACGAGCAGGCACTTGTGGATCGTTTCTACGGCGAGAACCCAGACCCAGGATGTTACCTACCATGGCAGAAATCGCACAGTCAATTCAAGTTCCGGCCCGGGGAACTGTCGATCTGGGCGGGCACCAATTCTCACGGGAAGAGCATGCTGATCTCCCAGGTTGTGCTGTACCTTATGGCACAATCGCAGAAGTGCTGTATCGCGTCGATGGAGATGAAGCCACTGGCTACACTCCAGAGGCAGGCCCGGCAGTTCGTTGGGTCGGAAGCCCCAACTATCCAGGCATTACGTGGATACATGACGTGGTGTGCTGGCCGATTATGGATTTACGATCAAATCGGGACGGTTAAAGCGGAGCGCATGCTGGCAGTAGCGAGACATTGCATCAGGGAGATAGGGATTCAACATTTCGTGATCGACTCGCTGATGAAATGCGGGATCGGATCTGACGATTACAACCGACAAAAACACTTAGTTGACGAACTCTCCACGCTCGCGAAAGATACGGGGTCGCATATCCATTTAGTAGCCCATTCACGGAAGGGAGAGACAGAGCATAAGGTGATCGATAAATTTGATATCAAGGGGGCAAGTGAGATCACGGACATGGCGGATAACGTTCTTATTGTCTGGAAGAACCGCCAGAAAGAGGACGGTGACAATTCTGTGGATCCTGATGCCATGCTGATTATTGACAAACAGCGGAACGGGGAACACACGCCAAAATATAGACTGTTTTATCATCGCCCATCATTCCAGAGTATGACTTGGGCTGGCGATGGGAAAGCAATTCCAGAGGACTATCAGCGATGCCGGTGGATGGCATGAGCAGCGAGGCCGTATTAACCGGCCAGGTGATTACGCAGGAGCGGATCGCTAAAGCAGACACGAGTATATTCAGAGGGCCGTTACATGACTGACACACCGATTGCTGATGCTTTCCAGGAATGGAGACACCGGATTAGGGAAAATCCAGACAGTGATATTTTCTATTCTGACCCAATTCTGGTATGGACTGAGAGTGCCCGTGCCTGCCTTGCGCAGATGAAGCCATTTCTTGATGCGTATCTGGCGTTCGAAGTTTCGACATTTGAAGATACTTGGTCACTCGAACAGGCAATGTATTCGACATACCGATCCCACGTCATTTCACTACTGAAAGAGTTGGAGGAAAAAGTATGAAAGTAACACGGGAAGAATATTTTAGGATGGTGAATGCACTTTTGTCTGGGGTTGCTAGGAATCCTGCTGTACAGATGACGGACGGCTATTCGATACAAAACGTTACCAGCGCAGTTCTGGGCGCGGTTGCAATGTCCTTAAATAATGCCCCAGAGCCACCAGTTCATATTATGGATCAATTATTGTGATGGACCACTACGACCGCCGCCTTCGTGAACGCCTGTTAAAGCCACTGTACAAGGCACAGGAGGAAATTGACTTCAGCAGCCGCATTCTGGATAAACTTTGCCGGGATAACCGGGCGTTGAAGTTGGCGCTGGATGAACAACTGAAGAGGCAGAAGCGATGACATATCTCATTAGAGAGTTGAATGAGGATACTATTTACCCAGGTAAATTATCCTCTAAAGATCGACCGCGGTGGGTGTATTCTGAGCGAGACGACGCTGAACGTGCTGCATACAGAATGGCTTGCGATAAGGATTGTAAGGTCGGGCTGTACGAGTTGATCGCTACCTGCGAAGGAAAGGTACTAGAGGATAACGATAAAATACGCGGTATAGGTGTAGCTCATGCCATGTATCCACGATGGTCGTCGCCATAAAATGAAACTCTGCAACAAATGCGACACAGAGAAACCGGAAGCGGAGTTTGGCAAATATCCGAGTGGCACTATAAAAGCCATGTGCCGTAAGTGCAGCAATGGCGAGTCAAGCAACTTCGGGTTTACCGAGAGCGGAACACGTGTCCGGCTGGATGAAATAGACCCATACAACCAGGCAATCCGAGTCAGGCAATTATTGAGGATGCTTGCATGAGTTGGATTTGTTTCTTCAAGCACTCCTGGCGCGAGACGATGTTTCTCGATCCGCAGGGCATCTGGTGGCGTTACTGCCGCCGCTGCCCGGCCCGGCAATATCTGCATGATTGCGAATCGCATACGGAGTGGAGGGATGTATGAGCGATTTGCCCTGGTCTAGACAAGCACCGATAGTAGAGGTTGACAAAAAACAATTAGTTTTAAGGAGGTTCCCGAATGCAGTTTGTTGCGCCGGGTTATCTAAATACCAGTGTTGCCAGATCTTAATCTCCAGATCTGAGGCGATTAGCGATATGCACACTACAGAATCTCAAGCATGGGGTGATGCTGCCAGTCGTATAATGAGGGGCGCAAAATAGAACGATGAACTGGACTCCCACCAGCGCCGGGCTACTCTCTGAGGACAAGCAATTCCTGATCGCGATCTATGGTCAGGGAGACCAGCTAACTCATGTACTGTACGGGCAACACGAGGAAAGCAATACGCTGGCGAAGCTGATCAAGATGGGCACGTTGGACGACCTGAAAGGTCTCGCGGAATCGAAACGCGAGAAGTGGACGGATAAACTGTAATCGGAGGAACCATGAAAATATCTAAACACCTTAGGCTTTTGCGTCACTTGGACCAGCATCGCTGTTTCACGATCAAGGATGTGCAGCGTGTGACGAACAGCAACAACCCGTACCGAACTGTGGAATATCTCAAGGACCGTATCAAGGACCATATCCGCATCGATCATATCGACGTGCGGAAAGCGGACGGTATCGGGTTTCGAATTTATTACATCACCAAGCAGGCGGCCTTGGATTTAATCGGGCGGCACGGCTGGAGGATAGCGGCGTGAGAGGCGCGAAAGCAAAAGAGTTACGCGGCCAGGCCGAAGGCGAGACTACGGGCC